CGCTTGCGTCCTGCCTTGTCGATCCCGTCCGTCCAGATCATGTCCCCCGTGGCTCCGGTGGGCGGGTAGTCGCTCCACGTCCCGCCGCTGGGTGGGGAGGTCACCCCCCAGCCCACCGGGTCGGCCTGGATGGAGGGCACGTTGGCGAGCGAGATCGGGTCCAGGTCGTAGTCGTACCGGGCCTGGATCGAGTACCCGGGATCGACGCCGTTCGTGATGAAGTAGGGGCGGGCCATGTGGCACCGCTTGTTCACCGGGCTCCCCAGGGTCTGGTAGGAGGTCTGGAGGGCGAAGTCGATCTCCTGCGGGGTCTGGTCGGTGTAGACCCACTCCGTGCCCTCGCCGTCCGGCACCTCCTCGGCCAGGAGCCCCGAGTCGGAGGTGCCCTGGCACACGCAGACCCGGCCATCGGCGGTGCCGAAGTAGAGCTTGCCGTGCCACGTCGTCATGCACTCGATCGGCAGCCCCTTGTGCCGCGCCCAGCCCTTGGTGGCGAGGCTCATGACGAGTTGCTCCGGGGCTCCACCCGGAGACGCGGGGATGTTGATCACGAACAGGTTGTCGTCGGGCTGCTGGCTCATGGCCCAGCCTTCGTAAGATCCCCGCTCGCTCATTAGCTGGTTGAACAGGTTCGCGACCTTGGCGGTTTCGTACACGCTGGGGTCGCGGATCAGGCCGCCCGCCACGAGCTTGGAGAGCGGGAGGCACCCGATGCGGGATAGGACGAACAGATCACCGCCGAAGTCGGAGGCCACGGTGCGCCCCGGTGGCACGGGGCCGATCCACCACACGCCCTTCAAGCCAAACGTCTCGGCGTAGGCCGGGTTCGTACCGGCGTAGACCGCCACGTCCCCGGAGCGGGAGATGGCGACGAGAAGATCGTCCACGCCCTGCCCGCCGTCCAGGGTCCACGACCACAGGCCCACGAGGTTCCCGCCGTACTTGAAGCGCGGGGCGAAGATCATCCTGTGCGCCTGCCCCGCGAACGCGCCGATCTCCAGGTAGTAGGCGTCCTGGGAGTTCGCCGGGACGAACCAGAGGCGGTTCTTCCATTGCATGACGAACCGGAAAGCGTTCGGATCGACGCCCGCCACGGTGGGGTAGTAGTCCCACGTCGCCGTGCCGTCCACGATCGTGTCCCCCGCGCCCAGGGGCCCGGAGAGGGAGACGTACTTCCAGGTGACCGTGCCGTCCACCTCACCCGCGCCGATCCCGGTGGGGCCGCCGGTCGGGGAGGAGGTGCCAGCCGTGGTGCACTCGTACAGCCCGAGGCCGTTCACCACCTTGTCGCCCAGGGCGTAGGCGGTGCTGGCGACCCACTTCGCCTGCGAGGTGCCGCCCACGGTGCAGATGTAGGCGAGGCCTTGGTTTACGATCTTCGCGCCGACCGAGTAAGCCGTGTCGGACTCCCAGGCCTTGTTCGGAGACTTCTGGATCTTCTCCCAAGCCCCGGTGCTCTCGCGGTACAGGAGGTAGCCGTTGGCCCCGTCGCAGTAGGCGATGAAGTGCTCCCCGGCGCTGTTGGTGAAGGCCGTGGAGACGCCCTTGCCCGCCCGGGAGGAGGTGTTCACGAAGGCGTAGACGCAGGTGGCGGTGGTGGGATCGACGTAGTCGGTGATGAGCGCGGCCTGCGCCGTCACGTCGAAGATCCCCTGCTGCGTCACCGCGAACAGCCGGTCCCCGCTGCCCGAGTCGGGCGAGCCGTTGAAGGGGATCAGCGTGCGGACGGTGGCGAACGGGGCGTCCCCCGCGTCCGACACCTTGATCCCCGTGAACCAGTCTGCGAACCCGGCGCGCACCCGGAGCCCGTACTGATACGGGATCATGTTGTCGAGCGCGAGGCAGTCGGTGGGGGGCATCTGCCCTGCGGGCGTGACCGTATTGATCCCACCCACCGGGGCGTTGATGGTGACGCCCGCCGTGCGCTGCGCCTGGGGCAGCACACCCGCCCCGAAGGCGCGGCGCTTCGCGGCTCTGATCGGGCGTCCGGCCATCTCAGGTTCCGAACCCCGTCACGGGGACACTCTGCCCGCCGATGAGCGGGTCGATGATCGGGTTCCAGCGCCGGGTGGCGTTGAGGATCGGGCTCGGCGCGTCCGCGCCCTTTGCGGCCTCCAGGATCATGTTGAAGTCCTGCTGGGTGCTGGTGGTGTCGAAGCCCTTGGCCTTGAGGAAGTCGAGCTTGAGGCCCGCCACGAGGAGTAGCGGGTCGAACCAGACGTAGTCCGTGGACGCCGTGGGAGCGTCGGAGGCCAGCGTGTTCGGCGCGGCGGCGGTGGACACCCACCAGGACGAGCAGTATTCGAACACGATCTCAAACCCGCCCGGGGCCGCCGTGCCGGTCGGGTACAGGACGAGGGACCGCTCCATGGGGCGGAACAGGACGTTGAACACGATCCCGACGAGCCTGCCCTTGAGGTACTGCCACTCTTGCGCGCTGACCGGGCCGCCCATGGGGAGCCGGTTGGTCCGGTTCCACCACGTCTGGTCGATCATGCTGTGGTAGTCGAGCGGCAGGCAGTACTGGCTCTGCCCTGCTACGGTCGTGAACAAGTGCTCCCGGCGCAGGTAGCTCCAGGGAGCCCCCATGCGCGAGTGGATCAGCTTCTTGCCCAGGCTCTTGAGGAGCCAGCACATCTGCTTCACGTTGGAGTCGGTGTCCGTGAAGGGATCTGCCACGTTGTCGAGGCCCACCTCGACGAGCGCCTGATTGACCACGTTGCCCGCCGTGTCCCAGGTCGGGATCGGCGTGCCGGTGGCGCGGAAGGGCTGGCTCCAGGGGGAGACGTTGCCGCTCCCGTCCTCGGCGTTGACCCGGTACCACGTCGTTCCGATCCCTGCGGCGTCGTCGTAGTAGAACACGCCCAGCGTGCTGTCGTAGTTCGGCCCCGGGATCGTGTGCGTGACGGTCGCCACGGCGGCGTAGGTCACGCCGTCTGCGGACGACTCCAGGTTGTACTCCGCGATGCCAACCGTCGTCGCCGGATTCCAAGTGACCTTGATCATCTAGCTCTCCGTCGCCGTTCCGCCCGTGGGGGCGGCGAATGCGTTACAGGACTGCGCGGATCCGGTCAGCACCTCGGTCGGCGGGCAGGACGGGCCATCCGGGAAAGGCCCCAGGTCGGACGCGAGATCATTCCACGCGAAAAAGGTCGCGCTGTTGTACGCCTCAGCCCAGGAGTCATACGGGTAAAGCACCGACGTGGGCGGGTTGATGTCGAGCATGTAGTCCGCGACCCACGACACAGATCCGATGCGGTTCGCGGTAACGGAACAATGCCACATCTCGTAACACACCACGTCCCCGGCCTCGGCGTCCACGTCGGCGTGAGCCCAGTAGTTCGTCTTGGTCGTCTCGCTCAACCACGCCTTCCAGCCCGTCCCCGGCCCGGTCCCAGCGGTTCCGTTCGGCCTCGTGTAGTTGTTCATCGAGGTCGTAGGGATCAGCCACGTATCGTCGGGCACGTTCATCTGCGATACGATCCCGACCACGGACGAGGTGGAGGGCCGGTAGACGTAGATGTACGCGGGAAACAGGGCCAGAGCCTGGATCGTGGCCGACCCGTAGCTCATCGTGAAGTTGCCGGATGTCCCGAGGAACTGCGCCGGGAACACGGCAGCCCGCGTCACCGTGCCCGCCGTTGCAAGCGGAACCCCGAACACCGCCGTCTGCTGCCACCCCAGATCGCGGGCGACGGCTGCCGGGGCCGATACCGTGATCGCCCCGGTGAACGACAGGGTCTTTCTCTGGATCGTCGGCTGCGGGTACCCCGCCACCGGCTGCGAGAGAAGCGCGTAGTACGGGAGCGGCTTGTTGTCCGAAAGCTGCTCGATCCGCGCCTTCATCCCGAACGAGACATCATCCACGATCGGGTAGTCTGCGAACGTCCAGAGGCTGGGGAGCGACCCGGTCGGGCCTTCGGGCCAATAGAGCTTCATCTACCCACCCCGCCGTGCCGTGCTGAGTGGGTAGATGATCACAACTACCTCCGCTGCGACTTGGTGAGTTGCTCGATCTTCTCGCCCTGCGACTCGACGGCCTGCATGAGCTGTGCGATCTTCGCGTCCCGGTCGGCCAGTTCGGCCTGGAGCTTCTCCATGGGGGCGGCGTCGGAGGCGGCGGCGAGGAAGTCCGCGATCCGCTTTCGGATGCCGTGGGCGTCCATGAACTTCGCGGCGAGCGTGTCGCTCATGTCGCGGACCTGCTCGGCGGTGCGGAGCCCCAGCGCGTTGAACTCCAGCACTCGGGCCTTGGTGAGGAAGGGGATCTTGTCGAGGGGCGTGCCGCTGATGGGCTGCTCCTGGTTCGCCTTGAACGCCCGGTACTGATCGGCGTAGAGGGTCTTGTCCACGGCGCGCACGGCCCGGACGACGATGTTGTCCTTGTCCCCGGGCACCATGATCTTCACCCACTCCTCCTCCCGGAAGATGGGCCTGCCCTGCGCGGCACTCGCCGCCGGATCCTCCACGGCCTCCAGGAAGAACACCGCCACGAGGCGCTTCGCGTCCTGCGAG